CATCTTCGCTAGACCGTCTCAGCAAAAGCGCAAAAGGCGCTGAAAACGCATCCGGCCAACTCGACCGAGCATCCAAGTCCAGCAGCAGATCAATCTCAGACGTTTCCCGCGAAAGCGACCGTGCATCGCGGTCGATGGCCACGCTGTCCGCTGCTATCCGCCCGGTAGCCGCTGGCCTCGCCGCCGCCTTCAGCGTCCGAGCGCTTACCCAATACGCAGATACATGGTCCGACATGACCAGCCTTGTGCGCGTCAACATCGGCGCGCATGAGGACGCCGCCGAGGTGATGGGGCGGCTGGCTGATATTGCGCGGTCTACATACTCGAGTCTGGAGCTGACCGCGCAGGGCTTCGCGCAGAACGCCTTTACCCTCAACGCACTGGGCAAGTCTACAAAGCAGCAACTCGACTACACTTCCGCACTGAACAATGCCCTGGTTGTCTCTGGTGCCAAAGGGCAGCAGGCGCAGATGGTTCAGGACAGCCTGAACCGCGCCATGGCCGAAGGATCTCTGCGCGGGCAGGAATTGCAGAACGTCCTGAACTACGGCAGCACGGTTGCCACCTTGCTGGCCGAAGAATTGGGTGTCAACGTCAGGCAGCTCCGGGAGGTAGCCAAAGAGGGGCGCATCACTGCCGATGTGATATTCAACGCGCTGGTCAAAAACATGGAGCAGCTGGAGGAAACGGCAGAATCCATGCCCGCGACCATCGGTGATGCGTTCCTTCTGATGCGCAACTCGATCTTGCAGGCAGTCGGTGTATTCGATCAGGCCAACGGGATCAGTGAAGGGTTTGCCGAAAATCTGGTGGCTGTGGCTGACGCTATTCGTGAGATTGATCTCGGGCCGATAGTGAAGTCAATGACGGCGCTGGCCGCTGTAATCGGTGTGCGCATGGTCGCATCCTACATAGCGCTTGCGCAAAGCACCTTGGCCGCTACCGCCGCATCGCTAAAGGCCACTACAACGTTCAACGCTCAGACTCTGGTGCTGACCCGTACAACCGTAGCAGGAAATGCTGCGGCGCTGGCAATGCGGGGGTTGAGCTCGGCCATGGCGCTGCTTGGTGGGCCCGTAGGGGTGGCACTGCTCGCTGCCGGATCACTGGCCTACTTTGGTTCCAAGGCTGTCTCTGCCAGCCGAGACACAGACCTGCTAACTCGATCTGTAGAAGGGCTAACAAGAGCCCAGCGCGGCGTAATGATCAATCAGATCATTGCGGAGATAAGCGATCTTGAAAAAGCCGCAGCAAAAACTGCAAGACAGATAGAGCTTCATGGTAAGGCGATGGAGCAGACGTCTTACAGCAGCGAAAGATTGCGTCGGGCGCATGAGCAACATTCGGTTTCGTTGCAGGCCGATCTTGATACCACCAACCAGAAGCTAGACGAGTACCGCCAGCGCTGGCAGTCGCTGGCCAACATGAACATTCCGGCACCACAGCTGGGCGGCAATTCATCCGAAGTAAACCGAGAATCTGACGCATTCCAAAAGCTAAACGACCAACTCCGCGAACGCCTGCTTCTGGTCGGCCTGAACAGTGAAGCAGACCGCCTCGCCGCCCGCATCCGTGAAGGCTATGTGGATGGCCTTAAAGAGGGCGAAGGCGAGATTCTTGTTGCCCTGCAACGGCAGATAGATGCCGCCGAGCGCGCCGCCGAGGCGAGCAAGTCTGCTGCTGACGAAGCAAAGCGTAGACAGGATGCCCTGAAGTCGTCCTTTGAAAGCACTCTGGAAGGGTATCAGCGTCAGATCGCGCTTGGAGAAGACGCCAGCGAAGTAGAGCAGCTTCTGTACGAAATCCAATATGGCCGCCTGCAAGGACTTCTCCCGGCACAGCAAGAGATGCTGCGCGGCATGGCCGAAGAACTGGACATGCGCAACAAGCTGGCGCAGATCGAAGCCGACCAGCAAGAAATCAACCGCGACCGTGACGCTATCGCCCGCGAGCTGATGAGCGAAGAAGAGCGGATCCAAGAATCCTATGCACGCCGCCGAGCCATCATCGAGAACGCCACGTTCGAGAACGAGCAGGCGCGCACCGAACTGCTGCTGCGGCTGGAGAACGAGCGTAACGAGCAGCTGCTGGAAGTCAACGGGACCTATTGGGACCGCTGGCTGCGGGCTGCTGAGGAAAACCTGTCGAGCTTCGACGAGCTGTCGAAGACGGTCGTTGACAGCTTTACACAGCAGTTCGGAAACGCCTTCGAAGATATGATCCTCAATGCCGAATCCGTGGGCGATGCGGTGCTGGGCATGGCCCAAGGCATGGTCCGCGCTGTGGTCAACGCGATCGGGCAGATGATCGCGCAGGAGTTGGCGTATCAGGCTGTCATCGCTCTGCGCGGCACGGTCGCCACTACAGCAGCAGCGGCCGAGACTGCGGCCATTGCTACGACCACTGCTGCGGCAACTGCTGCCACGGCGACGACTACGACTGCGCAGGTAGCGGCAGCCACCACAACGGCAGCAGCTTGGACGCCTGCCGCCTTCATGGCGTCCATCGGCTCGTTCGGCGCTGCCGCCGCAATCGGTATTGCCGCTGTTCTGGCGCTCGGAGCGCTGGGAGGCTTCCGCAAAGGCGGCTACACCGGCAACGGCGGCGTGGATGATGTGGCAGGCGTGGTGCATGGACGTGAGTTCGTATTCGATGCCGCCGCCACCTCGCGTATCGGGGTCAGCAATCTTGAGGCCATGCGCAAGGGTCAGGCGCTGCCGACCAATGTGATCCCGTTTCCCACCGCAACACCCGCAGCGCAAGGTGGCGCCCCGATCATCAACGTCTATGAGGCGGAAGGGACTACGGCGAGCGTGACCACTAGTAAAGACGACCAGGGCCGCGACGTGATCGAGATCGTGGTCAACAACCTGCTCACCGGCGGCGAAATAGCCGATTCCGTCAACCGCATCACCGGCACTCAGTTTCAGGGGTCATAATGATCAGATTTCCAGACAATCTGCCGCCGCCACTGCTGAGTGGCCACCGCATGCGCAAAGTAGACGGCATGCAGCGCACCAAGATGCGCTCTGGTCGTACATTTGCGCGGCTTGAGTTCAGCGGCACGCCCAACGACTTCACCCTGTCGTGGTACTTCAGCCAGATTGAGGCATTCCAGTTCGAGCAGTGGCACGCTAACGCCATCAAGGGTGGGGCTTTGCAGTTCGTCATGCCGGTTCAGATGAGCGACGGCATGCGCGACCGTGTGTGCCAGTTCCTCGACATGTACGAAGGGCCGAACAAGATCAGTCCCTGCCTGTGGGAAGTGTCCGCCCCCGTTCAGGTTCTCGATCAGGTGGGCGAGGGCATAGACCCGGGCTGGTGGGAATTCCCCGAGTGGATTGCGTGGGCTAATCTGTTTGATGTGACCATGAACAAGCACTGGCCGGAGGCGTAATGGCGACGCTTCAGGAAGTCTATGCAAGCCGAGGCGACATCAAGTTGCTGGAGGCGGTGCAGATAAACTCACCGGCATGGCCGTCGATCTATCTGGTTCGAGATTATCAGGATCGACTTCTGTACGTGCCGGAGGAAGATCAGTTCGTGCTGCACCAAGCGGCATCCATCGGGGTAACCAAGCCGAGCCAAGACAACCGAGGCAACCAGACATTGCAGTTCGTCATCGACAACGTGCTGCAAGAGGTCAGGAAGCATATAAAGGAGGCGTTCGAGGCCGATGCCAAGGTAGAGCTGCAAGTGCGCACATACCTGGAAGCCGACCTAACTGCCCCGGCCAGCCGAACCCTCACGGCGGACGTGAAGACCGTCGAGATAGTCGGAACCGAAGCGCGCTTGGAGGCTGGCTTCTTCTCCATTTATGACACCAACTTCAACCGTATTACCTACAACAGCAAAACGGCACCGGCACTTGTCTATGAATCTTGAGCCTTACATGCGCAGCAGGTACGTCAACGGCGGTCGCGTTCTGCCTTCCGTAGACTGTTGGGGGATGACCCGCCTTGCCTTCCACGAGATCCACGGCGTAGAGCTGCCCCTTCTCAACGGCCTGAATGCCGAAAACCTGATGGGCAAGTCCCGAAACTACGTACAGCTTGCGAAGATCATGCGCGAGTGCCCGCCGCAGCATGGTGCCATTGCGGCTGTCGTGACCGGCAACGCCTGCGAGCATGTGGGGATCTGTATTACAATCAGCGGGAACCTGTTTGTCATGGAGACAACAGAAGAAACCGGGCCGCGCATCATACCGCTGTCGGCATTTGTTGAGGAGCGTGGGAATGTCCGCTGTTACACATCCGCTTGATTGGTATCCCGTCGCGTTTGCTGCTGAGCCGTTCCAGACGCTCCAGATTCCGGATGGCGCTATATTGGGCGAGTGGCTGGAAGAGAATATTCCCGGCTTCGATGGCGAGCGAGACGACATAGTTTACAGCCAGCCGCTTAGCGCACCGGTGCATAGCAGAGTGGTGGCAGAGTTTGCACCCAAAGGCGGGGCGATCCAATCGATACTGAAGCCAGTCTTCAAGCTGCTTGGATTGACGGTAAAAACCCCAAAGGCACCATCACAGCAGCGTAACGACGATATCGAGCTTGCCGCTTTCGAGGCCAACACCGTGCGCTACGGACAGGTCGTGCGCGAGTCTTTCGGGATGACAAAGATATTCCCGGACTACCTCGTCCCGCGGAGGCGCTACTTCCGTAACAAGCGGGACCATTGGGCAGAGATGCTGCTGTGCGTAGGCGTGGGTTCCTATGATATTCCGCTAAGCACAGTGACGTTCGGTCGATCCTCGGTCATCGGCTTGGGAGGGTACGCCCGCGTCTACCAGCCGGGTGAGTCGCTGGCCGGCGAGTCCGCCGCTGAATGGTGGTACACAGCACCCGAGGTGGGGGCCACGACCACCAGCGGCGGTCTTCCGCTCGAAACCGTGTTCCCCGCTACTCGTTACGCTCCGGACGGTCTTTACCAGTTCAGCGGCAAGACCATTACGCCCATGGGTGGCCAATCCCTGCCTTCCGATTGGGCAATCGGTATGTACTTGGATCTTCGCTACTATCATGGCTATCAGGTATCAGGCAACACTCTTTCGGGTGACTTCTCCGGTCTACAGGTGGAGGCTGGCGACCGCGTAGAGGTTGAGGGTGATTACGACGGAACGTTTACAGTCCAGAGCTTCACGCCGGCAACAGGTGGAACGCCGGGAACTGCATCGCTTTGGACAGCTTCATCAGCGCCGTCCTTGAACTATTCGGCCACGCCTGCGCAGTTCAGCGTCAACATCGGACTGATCAGCGGCGTGCTGTCTATCAGCGGTGACTACCCGAACCAGTCCGCGCTGGTGTCTGCTCTGAACGCAGCCGTGGCCGAAACATCGCTGAATGGGCTGATCCAGTTTGAAGACGGACTGGCTATTCGAGAGCTTCCGCCTTACGCAGGCTGGCGCATCACCGTGACAGACCTGTCGGAAGCGTCGCGCATGTTCGGTGACATTGGAATGAGCAACACGCTTACAGTGGTGGGCGAGGCTGCATCATCTGGTTCTGGCGCTACTCTAACGCTTAGTGGGTTCGCTGCAGATACCAACACGGCCCGCCTGTCGATCAACAAGCAGGGCGAGCGATTCATCATCACCAGCGCCTCTCCGAGCATTGTAGGCGTGGACCGCGTGGATGACTTGGGCGATAGCGACTGGGCAGGATGGGGGGCCGGCTTCCAGACCGTTGATGCGGACATATCGCTGGGGGCGGACAGCTCCCAAGGTGGGTGGGCGGGACCGTATCGCGCAACACCTGCAGACGAGCTATGCTCGGCTCTGGAGTTTGATGTGATGTTCCCGCAGGGGCTGAGCTATACCAGCAGTGGTGGGAGTACGAAACCATCCGAAGTAACGATTGAATTCGCGTATAGAGGCGGACCCGGTGATCCTTGGGAGACCGTGCGGCGTACCTATGTACAAGGCGAGAAGAAAATGATCGCGTTCACAGAGCGCGTGAACTTCGCTAGCCCTCGTAGGATCACTGAAACCCGTATGCGCCGGATCACGCCCGAGTCGACCCACTATAAGACAATGAACATCTGCGAATGGTTTGGCCTGCGCGCCAAGATCCACGGCGCCCCGACTTCGTATCCGTACTTCACAACCGTGGCTATCAAGGTTAAAGGCTCGAGCTCGGTAGGTATCGAGGCAGACGAGATGCTTGGGGTGATCGCTACGCGCATCTTGAATGGCGTGCCAGAGCGGAGGATTAGCAAGGCGGTTGAATACATTGCCCGTCGTGCTCCTGTAAATACAACTGCGCTCAACATACTGGAGTATGTTCACTGGTCACCCCGTAACGATTACTTCGATTTCTCGTTCGAGACCCCGGCCACGATCAAACAAGCGGTGCAAAAGGCGCTGGCCGTAGGGTTCTCTGACTTCTCGCTTGACGATGGCGTACTCACCCCCGTCCGTGACGGCCCCATACCGCCCGAAATGATGTACGCCTACTGGCAGACATTCTCTGCACAGAACACCATCAACGACATAACCACCACGATCGAGATGATCAGCGATGATGAAACAGATGGGATCGACGTTGAATATCTGGACCAGCGAACATGGCGTATCGAGACTGTGCGCTGCATGGAGCCGGGTAGCCTGGGGCTGAAGATCGAGAAGGTCAAAGCAGACGGCATCATAGACCGAGACCGGGCCTACCGCTTCGGTATGCGCGAGCTGATGACCCGCAAGACCGAGCGCGAGCGAATCCGTGCGCAGACGGAACTATCTGGCCTTAACTGCGGATATGGTCGTTATGTGAACTTCGTCAACGAGGTCCCTGGCTGGTCGCAGTCGAGCATCGTCAAATCCTTCGCTGGCGGCATCCTTGAATCCATGGACATCCTCGACTGGCAGGAAGGACAGGAGCATGTGGTAGCGCTGCGGCGCGATGACGGCACCCTGACGGCCATATTCGATGCTGAATATGTCGGACCCCAGAAGATGCTGATTACGTCGCCGCTCGGCTTCGATCCGACTCCATACCACACCAACCTTTACTTCGGTATACGCGAGCGCCTGTCCACGCCGGGCATCGTCCGTGAGGTTCGCCCGTCCGGTGAGAATAGGGTAAATTTGGTGGCAATCGCATATAATCCCGAGAAGTACATTTACGACGACGCTGAGGCGGATAACTGATGAGCAGATTCAATACCGGCAATCCTTTGGGCAGCAATGATCCTCGGGATCTGGACGATAACGCTAAGAACATGGATCTGGCGGTGAACGCCGAAGCTGACACCTTTCAGGATCGGCTGGGCAAAAGTCGGTTGACCTGGGCGGGGATTGTTAAAGCTGGAACTGGCGATGCCGGGGTTATCGTCCCGATGGTGCAGCAGGCTGTTCAGGACGTGATTGACGGCGTGGATGGACAGGTTGCTGTGGCCGAAAATGCTGCGGATCGGGCTGAGGCTGCTTACGACGCTATATATAACAGTGGAGCGTTACAGTCTGCTGGTATTTACGAGACGATTGCAGACGGTTTGGCAGGTGTTGACGATGATGAGTATTTTTGGGTTTACCCGAACAGCCTTAACAGCATTGAGAACCTAACATTATTTAAGAGGGTGGATGCGATGACAGAAGAACTGCTTTTTGTGCAATATAACCTGAACGAATACATGATTGAAGAAGGCGCAAACTGGGGGGCAGTGTAATGGCTGAGAAATTATTGAAAGTGGGCGGTATGGATACAGGCCGCACCGCAAGACCTTTATCGACAGACCTGAGCGGCAGGCTAAACGTAAATACACCAGCAAAACTGGGGTATTTGGGGTACGTTGTGGAACCCTACCCAAGCGGATTCAGAGGTGTCGTCGCTTCTTTTGGCTTGCCTGTGTATCAGTCTTCGCAAATAAACACAGGGAGTAACTACTCGTATTTCGTGGAGGGAAATGGGCTTCTGTACGCCATTGGCCTCAACAAAGTTCTTGAGATAAACAGGTACGGAACTGTTCTTCGGGAGTTCTCGTACAGTGGCGACAAGGGTAATGGTGTTTACCTCCCGTTAGGTGCTGTTGTAAAAGGTGAGTTTTTATACCTGCTGGCGGACAAGGGCGGCGACCTGAACATGGTTAAGCTGTCAACCAAGTCAGGAACAAAGTCCTCCGAAGAAGTGATCAAAGAGAACTCACTGGTTCGCGGAGGCAATGACCCGACAACGGCTGACGCAATGCTCAAAAAAAACAGGGCCCTAAAATACGGCAGCGAAACTGTTGTAGTGGGGGAAGGTGCCCTGTATTTTCTGGATGACAATCTAGGACTGAGCAGAGAAATCCTTCTTGCTAGCAGTATTGTTGACCTGCGTGGGTCTTTTATTCACGGAGACAAGCTGTATGCGTCATCCAGAGGTGTTGGAACATGGGTGATTGACTTAATTAGCGGGGCACAAAGTATGGCGACAGGTAGCTCGCTGAATTTTTACGATGTGGTCCATGCAAGCGAGGGGAAGTACCTTCTCTCATCGAGAGGGTTTTTTCTGGAGCTGGACACAGACACCGATGAAATAACCCCTCACGAAATTGCTGGCGCAGAGAGACTGAGAAACAATTCCTTTGTGTTCGCTGTTAAGGTGGGGGGCGGGTTTATAGCAAAAACCGCTAACAGATGGGCTAGTTCAGCGCCATGGGACGTGATGCCAAGCGATGGGGTGCTGGTGCGTATTACGGAGGACTTTAAGATAACATACACTATCGATAGCACCGAGAACTCAATTATTCGAGATGCGGGTGGGGCTTTGTGCCTAATTCAGATCAACGAGGTCATCGCCTCCGGCACAGACTTAGACCTTCGCGGATACTTGGTGGTGTAACATGGCTAAAACAGTTTACAGACAGAGGGGTGCGTATGTGGAGCAGGTCCCATCCGCCAGCGCTCCATCTCCGTGGTATGGGGAATATATTGTGGCGGCACACCGGGGGATTGTACTAGGCGGTGTGCCTGAAAACAGCATCGACTCCCTGCGCTTGGCGTGGCGGTACGGCTATAAAATCGTAGAAGTAGACCCCAAGTTTACCGCCGATGGTGTGCTGGTTGCGCTGCACGACGGTACGCTGAACAGAACGATGGAGAACGTCGACGGAACGGAAATAGAAGGTAGCGTGCGTGTTTCCGAGAAGACACTGTCCGAGCTTAGGTCCCAGTACAGGCTAAAATCCAGCGACCCTAAGTTTAGGAGACCTATTCCTACGCTTGAGGAGTTTTTCCTGGAGTGCAGACGCCTAGATATCATCCCCATGATCGACAATAAGTTAGGTAGCATTGAGCCTCACTTGTTAGCCCAGAGGGTGCTAGGCAGTGCGTATATAGCATTCTGCAACAGCTTTGATGTCCTGATGCAAACCAGAGAGTTTTTTAATGGTCTCTGCTTGCTCAACTCCGCAGCAAGTCATTCGCAGGTTGTGCCTATGCTCAAAGAAATTGGGGGATGGGCAGGTGTGTCTTCCTTGAACGCGGGTGCGGTCTCTCAGGAGGCTCAGGACGCACTACACGAGAACGGTTTTGTGCTGCAAGCGTCCATCATGGGCAGAGCGGACAGCGTTAGAAAGCACTATCAAGGGGTGGACTTTCAGTTGTCGGACTGGCTCATCAATCTGTCGGGGCGTCAGATGGGGGTTAGCAGGAAACGCCTTCCAGATATGACCACAACTGGCAGCACAGTCGCCCTCGGCGTGCAGCTAGATGCAGGAGAGGAGCTGCTGTATGAGCACGACACGGCACTAGAGTATCATGCTATTGATGTGTTTCTGGAGGTAGAGGGGTCGGTAAAGATTTTGCTAAATGGCCAAAACTACGGGGAGCACATAGATATTGAGGGCACTCTGAGGGCATCAAACATAGGTCACTCTTCAGCTCCGAAAATAGAAATCAGAGGCGGGGTAGGCGGGGCGCTAGTTAGGAGTGTGGAAATCAGTGTAGCGGATGTGTAAAAAATCTGGGCCTAGCTCGAATCACAGGCAGACTCTGGAACGAGAGCATCCGCTTGTCGCACAGGTGGCAACGGCGCTGGAGCTGACAGAGCAGCAGCTGGATGAGCTGTTCCTCGACGCCTCTGTGCGATAGCCTCCATCCCGCGTGGAGCGCATCCCGCATCAATGGGCATTCCCGCAATGTGAGGCGCTTTCGACTGGCGCTGCATCACGCTACAATCACCCAAACTGGAAGAAGTAAGGCCATGACGTGACAACACAATCAGATCAGTGCATAGGGATGGGGATAACGGCAGCTTGCGGGTTCATCTTGAACCCGTGGGCCTGCATAGGGTCATTGGCGGGATGCTGCTTTTTCTTGGCGATGCCTAGCACCACGCAGACCCTTACCCAGAGGATGCTGTTATCCTTCTTCTCTTGGGTCATGGGGTACGCTGCGGGGGCGTACTTCTACCCCGGCCCGCCGTGGAGCCAGGAGGCCATGCTCGTATCCGCCGCTGCTGCTGCCCTGTCATCCGTCGCCTTCACTGGTATCTACGCTTCCATGCACTCCAACTCAGACCTTCCCCGCTGGCTGTTGTCTATAGTGGAGATAGTGAAGAACTGGAGAGGCAGATGACCGACGAATTGCTGCTGTATATACGGCTGGCGCTCCATCTAGTGACGTTCGCGTATCTTGTCTCCTATCGCACCGCACAGACCAGCCGCCCATTCGTCAGCCTGGTTGCCGCGATGGCAGCGGGCGTATCACTGGCAGCAGCCGCGCATATCGTGCTGATCAAGCCGCAAGGCGGGCAGATGATGGCCACGCTGCTGGCGCTGGCGGGCGCGGTGGCTGTGGCTCGGTGCGGTGGGAATCTGGCGAGGGTTTTTAAGGGGAGGATGGTATGAATGACGCGCTGAAGGCTATCGACTGCGCGCTGTGTGCTCTGCCGGAGAAGATGAGCCGCCCGGAGGCACGGGTTATGCTCATCGCCATCGGGTTGCAGGAGTCGCGCCTGATCCACCGCAGGCAGCTTGTTGGTGATCCTCCGCGCCCTACCGGCCCGGCTACGGGGTTGTGGCAGTTCGAGCGCGGTGGTGGCGTTACCGGCGTCCTGAACCACAGGGCCAGCCGGGATTATGCCCATGCGCTCTGCCGCATCCGGGACGTGGACGCCACGCCCGCCACGGTGTGGGCGGCATTGCAGCATGACGACGTTCTGGCCGCTGGATTCGCCCGGCTGCTGCTGTGGACTGATCCGCACGCTCTGCCCGAGATAGGCGACGCTGACGGAGCATGGGACCTTTACATCCGCACATGGCGTCCCGGCAAACCCCATCGCAGCACATGGGACGCGCTTTACGACCAAGCGGTAGGGTTGGTCCGTGGTGCCCGTTAGCACCCGCGCATGGATAGCAGGCGGACTGCTGGTCGCTGGCTTCCTCGTCGGCTGGCAGGCACAAAGCTGGCGCATGTCGGGGCAGCTGGAGTCAGAGCGAGCCCGCCATGCCGCCTACGTGGCTCGCCAGCAGGAAGCAAGCGCCGACGTGATCAGCCGCACCCTGCTGCGGGAGCGGGATCTGCATAATCAACTGGAGGAGTACGAACAGAATGCGCAGGCTGAAAGGCAGGAGTGGACTCGCAAGCTTGCTGATAGCAACGCTGTTGCTCGCCGGATGCGCGAAAGACTCGACGATATATCAGGACGCATCGGTGCAGATACCGGCACTGCCTCAGAGTGCGCGGCAGCCAGAGCCACCGCCGGAGTGCTTGCCGAGCTGCTTGGAGAATCTGACCAGCTGGCGGGTGCGTTCGCTGAAAGTGCTGACCGAAATCGAGTAGCGGGGGAGGCGTGCGTGCGTGCTTATGATGCCGCCAGGCACTCAAGTGCGAACTGAACCGGGTAGGGCGCAGAACGCCAGCTGGTGCTCGTTTCGTCGCTCAGGTAGTACCGCATCGAGCGGTCGGTGATGCCGAGCAGGCGGGCCGCTTCTCGCTGGCTGATGCCGGCTTGCTCCAGAAGCCCGCGCAGGTAGCGCGGGTCTGGGTTGTGGAGGGATGAGTCAGGCTTCATGGGTCTGGTCGAGGGTGGCCAGGCCTGCATCAATGTATTCATGTAATGCTTCCATGTACGCCTCGGGAAACTCCCCATTGACAGGTTCGACTTGTTCGCCAGCTTTGATCATCTTTGCGTAGTCCTGTTTGCTCATGGTGTTGCTCCTTGGTTGCGCCTCGCCGTTGTGGCTGGCATGCGCTTAATATAGTGGGAACAACGTTCCTACGCAAGCACTGAAAAGGAATGATGCACGAAAGCCTACGGACGGTAGTGCAGGGGAATTGATTTGCCAGGTCGGGCGGAGAATGGCGCGTTACCTCTCCGCGATCTCCTGACAATAAACGCACCTGACCGCCCACGGCGCAGCAAACCGCCGCGCCTCGGGGATCTGGTCGCCGCAATCTTCACATTCGGTGGCGCCAGGCTGCGCCAGTTGTGCGCGTACAGCCCGGGTTCCTGCTGCGCGCTCGGCTTCTTCTAGTTCGCTGGCGCGGTCTAGTAGGTCGGCGGGGGCTTGGATCATGATTTGTCCTCCTGTGGCTTTATATGGCGTGTGGCTCCGGTTGCTTCACGTTGACATACTCCTTACTGACCTCGATGGCAGCGCTAAACAGCGCGTCCGCATCCTTCTCGCTGTATTCAATGGGATACGGAAAGGCGATCCAGCCGGAACTGTACAGGTGTTGCGGGTTCTGCGCATTCACCAGCGCTGTGTGATGCTCACGAATCATATCAGTCAGGTGCTCGGCTCGGTAGATGCCGCCAGTCTCAACCTCGACGGCCTTGGTGTACTGCTCGCCATCCGGCTTCCGGCAGAACGCGGCCATGTAGATGGTCCAGCGGTGCGGCACGTCGCACAGCGCCTTAGCGATGCGCGGGTTGGCTGGGATCAGCTTGCGATTGCCGTGGTGGAAAGTGGTCTGGAACGAATGTGGCTCGTTCAGGTTCACGATGCAGACCTTGTGCAGCCGCAGGACTGAGCGGGCGGCGTTCGCCAGGCGGGCTCTGGTTTGGGGTTTCATGGGTTGCGTTCCTCCATGGCGGCGTCGATGGCGTCTCGTGGGGTCTTGAATACAGGGTAGCTGTAGTTGGTGAACGGGCTGACGCATCCCCACCGGCCTTTGTGGCTGCGTAGCCAACCGGGGTGCTGCGCAATGAAGTCCAGCCGCTCCGCATCCTTGCGCAGCCTCTCACACTCGGCTTTCAGTGCGTCCACCTGCTCGAGCGCTCGCATCAACTCCCCGAAGTGCACGTCGCGGTCTTGGCGCACACAGAAAATTTCTTCCTCATGGGCGGCCTTCAGGGCTTCGTAGTCGCTGAGGCGCACCAGCGGCACATCGTTAAACTCAGCAGGCGTGTCTGTCAGGATGCATGGCGCGTTATTGTGGCGTGACTCCAGCTTGTGCAGCGCGGTGCTGGGTGCCCATGCTGCGATAGGTGGATTATTGGTTGTCATGTCCGGTCCCCACTACCCATAATTGCTCTATACGGCACTGCTCGCAGCGCTTGCGCACAGTGCGAATCTCCCTGTAAATCTCGGCACCGACCCCAAACTGCAACGCAGCCCGGATCGCTCGTTGTCCGTTTCTATACCATTTGCACTCGCCACCCGGCTGAAAGCTGGGCGGGTAGACGAGGTATGCGACCATGGTTCGCGGTCGGGTTCGGCGGGGATCGCGCCGATTCGCCTCCGGCTTATTGGTTGTCATGTCTTGTCTCCTTGTTTGCGGTGGGCCGCGAGTGCGGCGTCAATGCGCTGTATCACGACGTGCTGCGCTATATCGGCGTCCGTTGTGAAGTAGTCCGGCGCGTTTGCGCGAAGGGCGGAAGCTATCGTTTCGCGAGCCATTGTTAGCGCCTCCACCTGGCCTGCTACGTCCGACGCTGGCTGTTGGCTACTGATCAGCCCTTTGCGGTTGGCAGCCAGAGCTGCGTCCGCCTCTTCTACGGTCTGGTAATCATAGAGCCACGATCCATCGTTCTGATCCTGCTGATTGTGTCTCTCGATCATCCACATCAGCTCATCCCTGCAAGCCTCCAGCGCCTCCACCAGTGCCTTCACGTCCACCATCGGCGGCTCCCCATTGATCCCCGGGAACATGGCGTCGATCTTCCGCGCTTCGTCGAAGTCTCGGGCAATCACCAGCTCGCGGCCATCGGCCAGCATGATGTTTCCCGGCCTGTGGCCGTGCCCGCTGCAGGACGCCACAGTGCGGATGCCTGCCTTGTTCAGCGCTGAAACAAGGTCGGCAATTTCAGGGTCGCACCATACGGTCGGCGTGCCGTCTGGGCCTTGCTCCAGAACGACCATTGATGATTCGCGGGATTGGCTGCACGCCACGTCCGGCGCGGGCTGCTGCTCAGCTGCGGCCCTAGAAGGCTGCTTTTCCGGGGCCGCCCACGTTTCTACACATTCGGGGCAGATATTGCTGTGACCGACGATGCCGACATCTCGACAGGTGCTGCACTTCGGCTGCTGTTCTGCGGGCTGCGGGGCGGTGTAGAGCGCCGCCGTTCTCATCTGAGTGAACACGCTGGACGCCGTATGCTTGCCTTCGCATATTTCGCGCTCTATCTCGTCAAAGCGTTCGCGCAGGCGAGCATGATCCGGCGCGGGCTGCTGCTCAACCACCCGCTTGCCGGCCTCCCAGAACACAGCACACAGCGCAGCTGCGGCTGTACCCCATATCTCGTGCTCTCGGCACAGCGCCGAGAACGCGGGATCATCGTAGGGGGCACCCTCGCGAATGTCCTCGGGGCAAGGCCGGTGCTCTGTGGGCTGCGGGGCGGTGTAGAGCAGTGTCCCTTCCGGCAGATTCTTAGCGTTGTCATACAAAACAACCTCACACTCTTCGCTGTTACGAGCTATGCCGTGGTAGTGAACGTGTCGAATAAACCCCACCGGCTCCCTCTGATCCTCAAGATTCGAGGTGGCTAGTGAATCTAGCAATTTGCGAACAACCCAGTCGGCAACTTCATCTTCACGGACGACCCCGCCGCTCCCGCACGGCGCATAAATCTCCCATCGCTCTCCTTCCCTTGCACCGGATCGACCCGTCAGATGCATCACTCGAAAGCCGTTCAACATTAAACCCCCCTGCACAGCAGGCGCGGCGGCGAGCATGGCCTTCCACACCGTACGCGCATCCTCATCGCGTGCGCCCATCTCTATGCCACCATTCGCCATCATCTCCGGCGTAGGCTCCAACGGCACCACCTTGTAATCACTCATATTCATTTCTCCTCAACAACGATCTTCTTATTACACCCAGGCTGCGCAGCGAATGCGGTTATGCCTCGGGCGGGGTTCGATTCGTTAAGCCACTTCTGCCACTCGGTGTACCGCTGGCAGGTGTGGCGCTCTTTGCAGTACAGGTCTGTGCTACCGATGATGGTGCCGGTGCAGAGTGGTTCTGTGTGGGGGAGGATCATGTCTTCACCCTCCCGATCTCGGCAGCGGCTCTTACGATGGCGCGGCGGGTGGCAGCATCTCGGCCCCCTATGCCGTCATACCGCTCGGAGCATATTGGCGCTCCATTCTCCCAAGGGGCATAACCGACCATCGCAGTTCCGTGTGCGGTAGGCGCCTCGCAAAGGGTATGGCATATGCTCAACTTGAGTGCATTAGCCAACCGCAGCGCATCGCCGTCATCTTCGAGGGGCAACCACACGCGTCGTTGACCTGCCATTGTCGGCGGATTGTCAATGAAGTGAGGCTCAGCATGAACGAAGCATTCCCAGCGGTCATGCCATCGCACCTTATAACCCGCCGCCTTAGCCGCCAGCTTCAGCAGTTCGCGATCAGTCATGGCTTCACCCTCACGCCTGCGGATTCGATGGCGGAAATTACGGCCTCAACCTCTGCCACCATTACAGGATGCGCGAAGTCGCCAGGCTCCGAGCCTTGCGGCAGCTTCACCACCAGCGCGGCGCGGGATGCCTGCCAGGCTGCCCAAGCCCTGTCGGTCTCTTCACTTGCGTATGCCACCACTACGTCATCCCTGATCAGGTCGTAGCCCTGGTGTACTGCCCACGCCTCAAACTCCTCCCTCATTTTCTCATCCATACCTACCTCCCTACCGGCGCCGACCGGTCATATCGTTGATAGTGGAGCGGGTGATCTCCAGATTGAACGCCCGCTTAATCTCTGTTGCCGTGAACCCGGACTGCCGCAGTGTGATGATCATGGCCCGTTGCAGGTTGCTGACCTTGGCTTTGTGGTGCGCCTCTCCGTAGAGCCGGCCATCCAGACCCAAGGCGCGGCGGCGGCGGGCAACTGACTGCACACTGCGGCCGGGCAGCAGGCTGGCTATCTCTCGGGCGGAAACCACGCCGGCCAGATCCCGGATCACCTTGTCCTCGCTATCAGTCCAGCGGCTCACGGCTGACCTCCCTCATGCGTCAACGCCTTCAGCGACTGAATTCGGTCGATCAGCTGCTGCTCCTTAACGTGCGCTTCTGCCCGGTGCTTCTCAAGCGCCTGTTCTGCTGCTGCCAGTTGGGCAGCGCGAGGGTCGATAAGGTCGGATTCGTTGTACTCGACGTGAGCATGCACGATGCCGAGATTGGTGTAATCGTCTGGGAACGTACTCGCCAGATCGTGAGTGCTGTAGAATCGTCCGCCGAAGCGGGCGCCTCCCAAGATGTACAGCTTGACGGTATCTCTGATAGTTGCCATGATGACCTCGGTTTCTCCTTGTTGACTTTTAGCCCCTCGTTTGAGGGGCTTTCTTTATTGCTTACTGAGCAGCCACCCAGCCTTCAACCGCGTCGCAGCGGCCAGTCAGGCCAGTAGTGACGATGGCGCGCATATCTCGGCTGATCAGGTGGAATTGGACCGGATGGCCGTAATTGATGACAACGCGGAACGCATCGCTGCCGTCCAGACCGAGCTCGGCAGCATTCGCGAACTGCTCAGGCATGCTGCCGTCGATGCTGACAGTGCCAGCGCCGTGCTTTTCGATCAGGCTGGTCAGTTCTGCTGCGGTGATGATGTCGTTGGTTTTCATGGTTTCATCCTCGTTCATTGTCCGGCGTTTCCCGCCCTGTTGGATATAGTATTGCAAAGCCTTATCTGCCTTGCAAGTATTTTTTTATAAATAATGCATGAAAAAGCCCGTTGGTGCCGGGCTTGGTTGTTACACCTCCATCGGCTTCCCGCCAATGTAGTGCTCTGCCGTAGGTCCGTTCTGCCCGATCTGATCCATGCGCCGCTCGCCCTCTTCCCATGCATTCGGCGTGGCCGGGTGTGCGGTGTAGAGTTCGCGGATGACGGGGCGGCGGCGGTCTCGTGCAGCGGACTCGCCTGCCAGGGAGAAGTACGCCGCGCCGTCCTCATAGGAATCCATGCGCAAGCCGCCCTGCTGGCTACGGACAGCCTTCAGCAGCGCCATGAACAGCCATCCCTGCTCCTCGGTCAGCCTGTGGCCGGTTACAGCCTTGAACGCCTCTACGGTCGCGCCCATGCTGCGCTCGCCCTCCGGTTTATCGTATGTGGCGGCTCGGTCTTGCATGTGGCCTGCGGCGGCTTTGAGTATGTCGTGTGCGGTGGTCATGCTATGCTCTCCCCAACAAACCGCCCCAACTCCGGCGCACTATACCCCGGCCCCTTTTTGATCTTGCCGTTCTCGTCGAATACCGGCTTGCCGTCCACGAACTTGCTCCAGTTGGATCGGTTGACCTCGGCAAGCGCGCCCTGAATGTCCATGCCTTCCATGTGTGCGCAACCGACTGCGGTGACGATCTGGTCGCAGAGGGCGTCGAGGTATTCTGTAGCGCTGGCCGTTGCGACACTGTAGATGCCGCACTTGAGGCCGTCAGCCAGGAAGGTCAGGGCGTCGATAGCGGAATCTCGGTCTTTCCTGAAGTATGGGCATCCGGTCATCGCTTGCAGCATCTCTGCGACCTCTTCCAGATGGCATCCGGCCTGGATGGCCGTGTTCTGGCCTGTCGGCTCCGGCACTGCGGCCTCGAACCACTGTTTTGTGTTTTGGATGGTCATTTATTGCTACTCCTGTCCTGTCGGTTAGATCCAATCAACGGCCTCTGCCCCTCATCCAGCAGCCACTCAAACATCCTGCCGCAACCGACACACTGGCGGCGATTCATGCTGCGCAGGGCCACCAGCGGGCTGCCGCAGCGTGGGCAGGGTTTGCCGCGTGGTTCATCCATGACACTGCTCGATCATCATGTCGATCGCCTCGCGCAGCTTGGGCCACTCGTCAGGGTTAACCCGCAGATCGCCACTGCGAGGCTCGGAATCCATAGCGCGGATAACGACGAACTCGCCAGCGCCTTCATCATCGATCCTGATCGAGTAGGCGCTCTCATCGAAAAGCGGCTCCCCTTCCGGAACTACGTGTATTCCTGTTGTTCTGATTTTCATTTCCCCAGCCTCCGCATCCGCGCCTCAATCCGCGCTTTCTGCCGAGCCAGGCGCTTCATGGCCATGGCCTGCCGGATCTCGCTGGAAGTCGGCGGAATGTTCGCACTGGCCAGGATCTTGGCCTGCTCGACGGTTGAGCGGCTACGATCCAAGGTCTGCTCCAGCGCCTGCCGAGTAATGCCAGCCGCTTCGGCTGCTTCCAGTACGCCCATGCCATCCATCAGCACCATGCGCAGCGCCTGCGTGGATGCGGACGCTTGGCGGATAGGCGAGTCCAAGCTCCGCAGTTTGCACAGCGCCTGCCAGTGCTCTTCTTTCCACTTCATACGCTTGCACCTCCCATAACGCGGCGCATGGTCTTGATATTGTCCCGCAGCACTCCGATAGACCATTCTGCCCGCTTCGTGTCCAGCAGCGCCAGGGACTGGATTGATTCGCGGGCAGACTGGATAGCCTGCCGTAGCTCCGAGTCGCTGAACTCGAAGTAGGGCACGGGTTGGCCTTTGTAGGCGCGAATATTTATTGACACTGCATCTCTCCCTTATATGCAGGCCAGCCGTGCTTGCCGTTGCTTTCGGTGTACAGCGCGGTCATCTCGCAGTACAGGTTGTGGCTGTTGTCGGCACTGGCGCGGTCTAGGGCGCTGACCACTGCGACAGCCAGAAGCAGGGCCATTCCGATCAGTACGGCGGTGGTGTTGCTCATGGCTCGCTTGCCTCCGCTATCATCCGGCGCTTCAGCTCTGCCGACAGCCATTGATGCGCTTCTTCGTCAAACATGCTGGCCAGCTCGTTGCTGCCGAACTGCGCAAGGCCGGTCGCGGAGTGGATCACAGCGAACAGCTCGCCGTCATCCTCGTATGGCTCGACTTCGTAGGTTACGCCGAGGCGCTCGATGGTGTAGGTCATTGTTCCGACTCCATTGCGCCTGTCAGGATGTGTACGCTTTCCGAGTAATAACCGTTAGATTCCCCGAGCCAGCGCATCCAGATCCCGCCTTTGGTGGTCTCGATTTTGTAGAAGGTGTATGTGCGCGTTCCGTAGTCGTCATCCATTGTTTCGCCGACCACTTCTTCTGCGGACAGCACGACAGCGCCCGAGAAGTCGTCGGCATCCAGCTCGATGTCGATCATGCGCACATGCTCGCAGCAGTCTTGGTCATGGTAAAGCTTGAGCGCCTTTCCTGATTCTGTGACGAAAATCACCTCGTCATTATCAAGGTCGTCGCGCACTTCAAGGCCGGACACTGACTTGATGGTTTCTCCTACAAGGCTGGAAAGCTCGTGCTTGTCTTTCCACCTGCTGCCCCATTTGATATTCATTGGTTAATCTCCTGTAGTTATAGGTGCCGGTCTCTCCCGGCAGTCACACGCTCTTAGCTGGTGTCGCTTTGAGATCCCCGGCGTACCTGCGGCAGAGGCCGGGGACATATTGCCCGACCCATCCGCGACCAGACTTTTGGGTCTTGGCTTGCAATGGATTATAGTCACTGCTTTGCAGTGGGCGCAAGTATTTTATATTTAATCAGGCAGCCCCATCAGTCTTCGCTGCCCATCATCCACTCCGGCAACTCCATATCCATTTCGGCAGCATAGTCAGTCTTCTCAATGGCCGCTCCAAAAACCTCGCGCCGCATGAAATCAACCATCTGATCCATCATCGCCGCCGACAGCTCCTGATGCTGCTGATCCTTCCGCCGAATGTTATCGACCACTGCGCCCTCGGTGTCGGCGCTGACGATGTGGCAATTCACTGTCCTGGTCTGCCCGAAACGCCACTGCCTGCGGATAGCCTGATAGTACGATTCCCAGCTATCGGACAGTCCAACAAACACGCAATGCCTGCTGGTCTGAAAGTTCATCCCGAAGCCAGCAATACGCGGCTTGCTGACAAGCGCTTTAATCTCGCCATCTGCAAAGCCTATCAGAGCGCTTGCCTTGTGTTCTGGTGTGTCGCTGCCGGTCACTTCGACCGCGCCATGTATCAGCTTTGCCAGCAACTCAGACTCTGCGTTCAGGTTGCACCACACAGCGCAAGGCTCATCCAGCGCATTGACAATATCAGCCGCCAGTCTGCACCGCTCCTCAACCGTGCTGCGCCTGGCCTCGTTACGCTCTTGAAGGCTCTGCGCCGGGCGCGCAACAAGTTCACCGGGCGGCGGCGGCGTATCAATAACGTGCTCGTGCAGCTCCAAAGGCGGCAAGTCATATCCTGACGCATCGAACCCAATATCTGCCGGACTACGCAGGAAAACGCACCATGTCGCCAGCCATTCCCAGAACTTCGCCTTGCCGTGTCCTTTTAGTCGCCACGACCCTGTGCCGCCTGCCGTGTCGTGGATGAAGAACATGGCAAGCATCTCAACCTGGCTCATGATCCCCAAGAACTCCGATTGCGCCCCAAGCTCCATGAAGTCGTTGGGGCTCGGCGTTGCAGTGCAGCTCAGTCGGTACGGTGTCTGCGAGAAGAACTCCGTTATCTGTGCTCGAACACGTCCCTGCATTCCCTTCAGGATGCTGGACTCGTCCAGGACCACGCCGGCGAACTGCTCAGGCGTGAAACGATGCAGCTTCTCGTAGTTGGTGACGTATACGCCGGGATCTTTTATGTCGTCGTCGCTTTCGGCAATCGTCGCGCTAAGTCCGAACTTGCCTGCCTCGCGCACGGTCTGATGCGCCACCGCCAGCGGAGCAAGAACTATCACGAATCCGCCGGTGTGGCGAACAACCTGATCTGCCCACGTCAACTGCGTTATGGTTTTCCCCAGCCCGGTATCCATGAACACCCCGGCTCTGCCGCGCCTGCATGCCCACTTAACCGCCGCCCGCTGATGGTCGAACATGGCGTCAGGAAACTGCGATTCCTCTGCCTCAAAACCACTAACAACAGGTGTTATCTCGCGTTGCCGTATGTACTCTGCGTATTCCATTACAGACCCCCGAACATATCGTATTGGCTCTTGCCTGCCTGCTCCATGTTGCGCACGGCCAGATTGAAATAGGACTCCTTCAGCTCAGCCCCGACGAAGCGGCGCCCCATCTTCACGGATACATAGCCCTCGCTGCCGATGCCCATAAACGGCGACCAAATCAGATCATCAGGCATGCTCCACAGCTGCAATGCGCGCTCTATCACGTCCAGCTGGAGCGGGCAGATGTGACGCTCGTCGTCGCTGTCACGCCCCTCGCGGAAATTCAGCGTGTCGGTCTGGTTGATATCGCTCCAAACCGGGCTGGCGTAGCGCTGCCAGATATCAATGACGCTGGCGCTTTCATTCGCCGGGGCCCATGCGCATCGCCCATCATCGTACTCAACCGGCTTGAATACAGGCGGAACATCATCGCCAACATAGTGCGTGAGCGCTCCGCTGATAGGTGTATCGTTTTCGCCAGGCTTGCGCATGATCACCAGATAGTCTGGGATTCCCTGCCTGCTCATGCTGCTATCTTTGCATAGCGTCTTGTGCAGCAGTCCGAGCGCCTTGGTGCGCTGCATGGCGACTACCGGGTCTTTCCAGATACACACTTCGGAATGGAAAATAAATCCAGCATCCTGGTATGCCCGGATAATCTCGCCACGGAAGTCACGAATGCCGATGTATCCGTGGTTCTGTTTGCTTGTTGGCAGGTTCATGCAGTGAATGGCTACCAGTCGGCCCGGCTTCATCACTCGCATCTGCTCGCGGATCAGGTAATGGTATTGGCTCCAGAAGTCCTCGGTGCTGCGAGCGTTGCCCATATCTCTGTCGCTGTTTGAGTAGGTAAACAGCGTTTCAAACGGCGGGCTGAACACTGAAAAGCCCACGCTATCGCTCGGCAAGCCTGCCGCGACTTCCACAGTATCCGCGTGATACAGCGCATAACGATCAGTGATTACCTGGTTGATTACCTTGGTCATTGGTTTCTCCGTTGTGTTTTGATTGTTCACCTAACATGCCTCCAAGTCCGATAGCTCCGAACGCCATCAATCGTGCGCCTGTGGACGCCAATCTTCTCTGCCCATTGGCTGGCAGTCAGGCCGTCCTTGTTCTTGCGGATTCGCCTGACGACATCGTCAGTCAGCTTAGACTGCGGCAGTTCGCGGCCACGAGCGGCGTATTCGTGTGCTCTGACTTGGTACCCCGCACGGCATAGGCCGTGTTTGCTGCCACGCATTAGTCGCCTCCCGCAGTGTGGCCGCGCAGATAATCCAGATTGTTGTCTGTCTCGCGCTTAACCCGCTCCACATCCTTCTGCGTGACCGCTACGCACATGCTCCAGAGCCTGGCCTCGGATTCGCGCAGGCGGCGGATGAGGCTGTGCACGTTCTCCGGACAGGCAGTGGCAATATAGGATGCATCCCAGTCATTCGGCCAGTGCGAAAGGTTGCCAGTTTCTGCATGTCGCACCGACTCTCCCATCCTGCTGTCCGTAATAAAAACCGTCGCTCCTGATTCGGGCACGGTCACTGCATGTCCGTGGCTGTCAATCCACCATTGTCCTTGAGTGGCCTTTTTGCAAAGACTCTCAATTTCTTTTAGAACGTCGTCTGTAATGGATGGGATTGGTGTCATGGCGCGTCCTCCCCGAGGGCTTCTTTGATCGCCTCGCGCATAACCGGAACCCACGGCAGGTCATCAGGTGCAGAGCCGCCGAAGTATGCGTCGTAATGCTCGATCGCCATAATGGCTGCATCAAGAAGTTTTGGAGCGGCGGCGATTAGGCGGGCATCGCCCATTACGCCAGGAATCCTCTTATCGGACTCATGGAAGACTGCCTCCCCATTCAGTCCAACAACCGACACGCTTAACGATGACTCTCTTACTACCCACGGGCCCGGCGTTCCCTTGAATTTGCTCATACCCTCACCTCCACTCTATTAACCAAATGCGCCCATACCTGACGCTCCTCCTTCCATCGCAGCAGCCACATTGCCGCCACTGCCGCCCCACGTCGCGCCAGAGCTTCCCGTGCGCGTTGCAAGTACTCGCGTTGCAGCTTGAGGCTGCGGGCGGCTCTGGCGGCTTTCTGGATAGGCTTCATCGCCGCCACGGCTGCGGTCAGTGCTGGCACCTCTGAGTAGACTGTTTTCATTCCCAGCCCTCCGCCATCCCGTCCAACGCTTCCTGCTCGATCTGCGCCGGCCCCATCAGGTCGTGACAATCGCCGCAGAGCGGATGATCTTTCATGCTCGGGGTTTCGGGAAATCCGTTTCTAGCGCATTCGGGGCAATGCCCGGTGGTGGTGTGGTTCATTGGTTCCTCCCAGCCTTTCCGGCCTTCTGTGTTGTCGTGCAAGCATTATTGTTTATGCGCGATTATCTTGCAAGTATTTTTTCAACAAATATTCGAAGGCGAGTGTTTGCCGCAAACCTTGCTGCGTTTTCCTTCCTATGCGGCGCTGGCTCCGCCCCATGTGCCTCTTGGTATGCGGCGCTGTAGCCATCCATGGCCTGTTGCCGATAGCGCTGCGGAAGGTTGTTCAGCTGCTCGCGTATCCATCGCGCATCTTCCGGGCTGTGCATCATTGCAGCTTCAACCACTCCTGAAACGCCATCCATGCGCCTTCCCATCCTAGGGCTACGCCAACAAAGCATCCGGCGTCCTTTGCCGCCTCAAGATAAGCCAGCTGTCCAGGCTGCCAAGATGACTGGGTGTGGTCTTGGCGCTTCATTTCAACCACAAATGCTGGCGAGCCAGGGATGATGATGTCCGATGCCCCTGGCGACAGCCCCATGGCCTTATCTCTGGCCAGTTGCTGGAATTGACCGCCTCGGCGCTTGCCTTCATTCTTCGGATGGATGGCCAAGCGCCCCCAAGTATCAGGGTGCTCCTTGCGCAGCCTGTTGAAGAAGGTCACCTGCTCCGCGCCTTCTTGCGGGCACGAGCCACGGTAGCTGCGGTCGCCGTAGCATGGCAGCCAGTCTGGAATCTTCATGCTCTGAGCTTCTCCTGTAACATCTCGTCGTCAGTAGGACGGTTAAATCCCAGCACCTCCCAAAAGTCGCCCTTTTTTCGGTACTGGACAGTCCTGGGCGTGGTGGTGAAATTGTCAGTCGCCAGCGCAAAAGCATGCTTCCTGCTCGCTGACCAAGTGCTGTTTTCCAGCAGGTAGTACGGGAATTTGCGGCGCGGCGTGGTAACTGTAACTGTGATCATGTCGTTACCGGATCGGCTGATGCCGTGGCTGTATTCGAGCGAAAGCAGCTCGTCACACTGGATCATAGTCGGGTCTTTCTTGTGCTTGGTGTGCATCTCAATCAGTTTGGAATTAGGGTCAATGATTTCTGCACGGCATCCACTACAAAACCTTGCAGCAATATCATTAGCATGCTCGCACACCGGGCAAACCTTGCAGCTCCAGTAGTAATCGCACCTATCGCCAGTTCTCAGGTTGACGTGCTGGCAGCGTCGCCCGTAGTGGGCAGGCATTGGCACCATTTCGCCATCGTGCTTCTGAGTCATGATGCGCTCGCCGGTCAGATCGGTGAAGTATCCGTATTGGTCGATCTTGAAGCCTTCCTCGTTCTTGCGGGCGCTGAACACGTTTACCCTGTTGCAGGACTCGCATACGGCTTCTATGGGTTCGCCTTGCTCGCCCTTGTATGATGCCTTGATGCTTGGGTTGAAAATATCTCCATCTTCAGCATGGCGCTCAAAGTTTTTTGCGTAATCAAGAAGTAGGACGTCTTCCTTTCCGTCGAACAGGCGAAGGCCTCGGCCAATAATCTGAGCTAGCAGGCGCGCCGACTCGGTAGCCCGCATAAGAACAATTCCGTCAACGCGCGGGCAGTCCCATCCGACGGTCAAAATGTTCACGTTGATAAGGACGCGCAATTCACCTTTTCCGAACTTATCAAGGATTTTGTCTCGGTCTTTTGTTTTTCCATGAACAACAGCGGCAACGCCTGGATGAAGGCTGGCGTAAATCTCTTCGGCGTGCTTGATGGTCGCTGCAAAAAACACGATAGACTTACGTCCTGCCATCCGGTCCATGGCGTCTGCAACAATCGCTGCGGTCTTCCGTCCGTGCCCAACAAATACCCGATCAACGTCGCCAGGGGCGAACTTGCCAGCCCTGTTTGGCGTTAACGATAGAGCATCGTAGCTGTCGCGGCCTGTGTCTCCCACTACTGCCGGTGTAAGGTATCCGGCGTCCAGTAACTGGCGCGTGCTGACTGTGTAAAGTTTTTTTGCGTAGTACGGGTCTCTGGCAAGGCTCTCAGGAAGCGCCCTGCCATCCTCGTCTTCGCGGTAAACAAATCCGCCATTTGTGGTAAAAGGCGTTCCGGTTGTCCCGATTACGCGAAGGTTTGGACTGCCGCCTTTCATCTCTTCGATGATCTCGCGTATCACCGGCGTAGTGCCTTCGCACTCATCAATGATGACAGCAGCAAACTCGCTACCAAGCCGCTTAGCTACCTTCTTGAAGGTCATCGGTGTTGCGAACACGACGGGATGCCGAAGACTCTTTTGGCCAGCGCTAGCGCTGTATATGCTCGCATCAAGACCAAGTCCTTTGTATTTCGAGTGGTTTTGCACGACCAGCTCACTGCGAGGCGCAAGGCAGAGTATGCGCTTACCGCTCATGCCATGGATGATTCGGGCGACCTCGGCAATATAGATCGACTTACCCGCGCCCACGGACATTTCTACGAGGCATGGCAGAGTTGATTTTTTGACCCAGGCGATGGTCTTGTCTACGGCTTCTTGTTGGTAGGGGCGGAGGGTTATCATTTTTTATACCCCATTGTATTCGCTCTTCGCGCAGACGGAGAAACGTACTCCTTTGGGTCTTCTCCAGAGCGCCACCACGCGTATCCGTAGGCGCTTGAACGCCTCCCATTCATAGCAGATACAATATTCGATAATGCTGTTTTTGAGCTTTTTGCAATTCCGCTCTCCTTGCACCATTCGGCAGCATCTTTTGCGGAGTAGAATGATTCGCCACCCGTATTGAAGATTGCTTTCTCTTTAGTATGATTCCCTTCGTACGGAAGCCCATCTTCCTCAAATCTGAATTTCATCCCATAAGCAGAAGATTGGCCCCTAACCCCATTACAGCAGGAGCTGATATTTATTTTCGCAGCTTGGGGATTTTCAGGCATTACGAACCTTGCCGCCGAGGTTATGCTCTCGAATCGCAGACCGCAAAGAGTGACAACCGGCTTCCTTGTTTTTCGCAATGCCTTCTCTATAGCCTGCGGTGACGGAGGTATTCCTTTATTTTTCAGGCTTACAAGCTCTCTTGTCTTTTTAGAAACATATCGTCCCGGAGTGCCTTCGCCGCCATCTGTAAAATTGGCAAGGCTATCTCTTCCGATTACCGATATGAGAAGCGACTCCATTTCGCAGGCTTCGCTGTTTGAAAGTCCTTCACATACGATTTGAACCGTTCTGCCGTGCTTAGCTTCTATTCTTTTCCAAAGGGCAGACCGCGAGCTTTTTGAGTTCGCGCGCTTTTTCCCTCTGCCTTTGCCGACATAGAAGATTGATCCGTCTGATTTTTTTTTGTGAACGTAAACGCAATACGTCTGCATTAAGAGACCCCTTGAGATTGGGTGAGATGGTGGGAGCGGCTGGCGGATTCTCAGGCCCGCCGCGAGTTGCAACTCGCTGCCGCACAGTCATTATATCAGCTAAACCGCCAAAATGAAGATCCCTTCTTCCGGTACTTCTCCAAGTCCAGGCCCTTCAATTCAGGCACCTTCGCGTAATCAATATTCCCCTTACGCTCAACCAACGTCAGCGGCCTCCCATGAATGCTTGCGTTCTTCCCGCCCGCCATCTTCACCAGTTCCGCCAAAATATCCTTTTCCCGCTTCTCGTCCTCCTTCTTGCGCTTGCGGATCGCGTCCAGCTCCATCAGCAGGGTCCCCGCGTCCGGGCTGTCGATATGAACACGCGGCGGCTCAAGATGGTCTGGGTTGTCCAGCTCTGCCAGATACCGCTGATAAAACGCATTGATGGCGTCCAGGTTGTTGTCGATCCAGTGCGGGTCAGCCTCAACGCGCTCAATGCTGATGGCCTCCTCCACATAATCCGGCGCAAGCGGATCGCCTTTCGGGGCGCGGTATTGTGCGAAGTAGGCATGAGTGCGTCCAGTTGCCAGAAGCTCCATCTGAACCTGCGCCGCGTAGTGAGGCTGGTCTGCCAGCGGCTTGAAGTCGCCGCCGTTGCGCAGGCTGTACGGCACTTTCAGCTCAAGAACTCCACCATCACTGGTCAGGCCGTCCGGGCTGGCACCCATGCGGTCGCCATAGGGGAAAAACCCGCACTTCTCGACGCTGAGCCCAGTCTCACGCATGAAGGCGAGCATGGCGCGCTGTTCGTGCATGTTGCCGTGGTCGGCCACGAACTGCGCATTGAATTCCGATTCAGCCCCGTGGTATTCCCGCACCATTGCGCGGATGACGTCGGCGGGCTTCTGCCAGGGGGACAGGCCGAGGATTGCGCCGACACGGCTGCCGGTGATCCGGCCTTTGCGGGCCTTGTGCCACTCTTGTGTGCCTTGTTCATGCTGGTCGTGATTCTTGCGGCACTCCGGAGGGTATGGGTCGTTCATGTCCCATACGTTGCCGCAGGTGCAGGACATCTGGTCGCTGAATTGAATTGCGTCGCACTTGCTCATTGGTTCTTCTCCTAGTTGCCCGCCGAAGCGGGCATTGTTGTTGTGGTTGCTTAGAACGGAATATCGTCGATGAAGTTATCCGAAGGGGCCGGTGCAGGCTGCGGCGCAGGCGCAGGTGCCGGCGCTGTCTGCTGTGTGCTTCCAGATTTTGCAGGAGAAACAGCCTGTACCCAGTTTCCGCTCTTGCTCTTATCATCCAGCTCCCACACGCCCATCTTCAGCACCATTGGGCGATTGCACAGCTGAGCCAGGGAGATATCGCTTGGGCGATCCTCTCCACGCTGCTGCATGGCGTTGAACAGCCCGCCACCGGCGTTCGAGGCAATAGCTGCAAGCATCCGCTTGGCCTTGTCGGCTTTGCTCGTATCCTTGTCGTATGCCCGCACCTTTTGGAAAATGACGCGGTTTGCGTACTCCTGCGGCTTGCTCACGCGCCACTTGATATTGATGTACTCGTCCCCCTGGTACTCGTTGTTTTTTGCCTCTTCGGCAATGGCAAGTACGCTGGTGCCGTCAGGGATAGGAGCAAGCGCATCGCCGCCCATCTCGAACTTGCCGTCGTTGTTCTGTGCGCTCTGACCGTCGCTAGTGCTCCAGAAGTTACTCATTGTGCCACCTCATTTTGCTGGTTGTTGCGGTTGTAGTACGGGATGAATTGCAGGATCGGGTTAGTGCCTTGCGGAACCGGAATCTCGGCAGGCATCGGGTAGCGCGACTTGGCATTGACGAAGCCAACCAGGCCGTCCCCGGTGGTGATCAGCTTGCGTTCGCCGGTCTGGAGCAGCCGCCCAAACTTGGTTGTCTGGCCGCGCTTGTTGGTCTCTGCGCCTTGAACGAACTCATCCTTCACCAGATACAGCACGGCATCGCACTGGCTCGTGTAGATGCTGAGCGCTTGGTTATCCATGTCCATGCTGTACACCGAATAGTCGGCGGCAGCATCGGGGCGGTTGCGGATCTTCTTGATCCCGGTGTGGGTCAGGAAAACAATCGCCATTTTCTTCACGGCGCGCAACTGCTCGCACTTGTACACGAATTCTGCATGCCAGTTGCTTACCTCGGTGTACCCCTTGTGGAATCCGCCGCTGGCATCAGCCACGGTATTCACGCCGTCGCGCAACGCAATCTCATGGCAAAACAGCT